GGAATTACTAAAGGAGCAGTGAGTAATCACGAAAATAATCAAAGAGTTTTAAATGTTTTCGATATAGAAAAATACGCTAATTTATACGGTGTACTACCGGGGACCTTGTTTGATGTAAATTTCAATGAGGATAATGTTTCACGTTTTAGTTTAATTCATTTGTTAAACGAAGTGCAGGCTGGAATGTTTACTGATATAAACGAAATAAATTGTATGGAAACAGACATGTTTCCCGTTGATTCTGTTTATGCTCAATGTTTTGCCCTTACAGTAAAAGGCAATAGTATGAACCCTGAATATCTGGATGGAGATATTCTAGTTATCAATCCGTATATTCAACCTACTAGCGGTGATTTAGTCATAGCCTGTAATGAAGCCGAATCAAAAGCAACGTTTAAAAAATACAGAGAAAGATATGAAAATGGTCAGATGTATTTTGAGTTGGTTCCTTTAAACCCTGACTTCCCTATTTTATCCTCCAGGGATATTCCTTTTAAAATCAAAGGTGTCCTTGTCGCCTACTTCCGCTCTGTGAGGAGGTAGAGTGGAGAGAGGTAGGAAGAAACTACGAAAACAGACACAATCCTAATGTTTTAATATCAGACATCCTTGATAAGAAAAAGGCCCTTCACTGGTCCGCTGTACACAATGTGCCTTAAGCGCAGAAGGGCTCTATTACTTTGTAATTGTATTACTTTGTAATTGAAAACCAAAGTAGAAACCAAACATTCACTCCCGACTAAACCCACGACTAAGCTCACGACTTAACTCACGACTAAGCTTCCAAGTTAATTCCAAGTTAATTCCAAGTTTACTCCAAGTTTACTCCAACTTTACACTAACTACATTCACATCAGAATGTGCTAGGTCATAAAGTTTGTATTTGTGATGTAAATCAAATAATTGTTAGATTTGTTAAAAATATTCATTTTGAATACTTTACATTGATGTATTCAAAATGTATACTTTAATCATATTCGAAATGAATACAGTTTACATAACGAATACTTCAGGAGTCTAACATGGATAAAAAAACAGAAATATTACATCACAAAGTTGATAGAGAATACAGTGTAATCTTAAAAGCGCATTATTCGCTGATGGATGATGATTTAAATTATCTTGATGCAACAAGCGCAGTTAAAGGTCATGATTTAGAATATATCCTTTCTCTGATGGATGCAATGCCGGTTTATGATGAGACAGCTTTCAATAAGCTTTTGGCTAAGATTGAAAACTTGCTGAAATTCAATCCGGAGAACGAATATCTGGATGTGATCCTTCAGGACTTCAAGCTGATTGCAGAGGAAATGAAGCATCTGAATGATGAAGAAACCACTGCAAGATTCGATATTATTCACAACAAAATTCACACCAAAGCCGAAGCAATTGCACACAAAGCTGAGACCAGCAAATACTGCAATCACGATGTTTTCTATGAAATCGTGCCACGGTTAAAGGCAGCCTTTACTGTCGGTGCTCTTGCCAACATTATTAACGCCTACTGCCGCATTGATGACGGGATGGTCAAGGTCGTTCTGAACGACATCAAAAGCCTTGTCTACGAGGCAAAGCTTGACTTTACCTATGCGGTAGTGCCGGACAATCAATACTCCGTCTGTCGGGAATAGTTTCCAATAACATTTTTATCCATGACAAAACCAAAGCCTTCGCAAGGAGGCTTTTATGGAGAACTACACATGAAAGATTACATTAACGACCAAGATTTTATTAAGTGGCAGAAGAAACATGCCCGTAAGATTGCAGTAGCAGAAGGCTTGAAGATATTCGCTATTCTGGGACTGATTATGCTGTTGCTTGCACTGTGTACCACAGCAATCTCAATGGCATTGAATACTCCGGAGGTTGAATACTCCTGGGAGACAAAAGAGTGCAAGAGGGTGGTGTACATGGATGGAAGCACGACAGACTGCTCTGTGCTTCCTTCAAGATACGACAGGGTATGGGTGAAGTGATGTTCTTGCTATTAGAAAATTTTATTAAAGGACGTAAAAAATATAAAAACCCTAAATGTGAACACACCGGATTTGTTCCATCGAAAGAACCCGAAAAAGAAGCTCATAAATACACAGATCATGAGGGAAATATTTATAAGTCTTACGTTGAAATGTGCAAATACTACGAAATAAATTACAAAACATTTTTGAGTCGTAAAAACATTTTGAAATACACGATAGAAAAATGCCTGGCCAGGGAAAATTTTAAAAAGGGGCGCAGATGTACAAAGTTAAATACAAAGACAGAGAATACAGTTCAATGACGCTTGCATGTGATCTGCTAGGAGTTAGTGTAGCAACGGTTAGCCAATATGTAAAAAGGGGAATGAGTATTGAACATGCGATTGAGCAGATCTTAAAGAATAAAAACGCAATAACTGTACAGATCACTTGGGAAATACATTTGAGTCTATAAAAAGCATGGCTATATCCTATTGGTTACCTCCTTCCATACTTTATGCAAGATTAAATAGGAAATGGGATCTAAAACGTGCCTTAACAACACCTATCGCAAAACCACGGGGTAAATATGCAAGTAACATACAAGGGCAGAAAATATAGATCAATATCCCTAGCATGTGACTTTTTGGGAATCAGTCCGGTAACTGTATGTGTTAGATACAAGGGTGTTCCGGTTGAACAAGCATTTGACCGGATACTAGAAAACAAAAGAAAAAATAACTGTACTGACCATTTGGAATATGGTTTTGAATCTAAAAGAGCAATGGCAAAATTTTACAATATACCTTATGAAACTTTGCTGTTCAGACTAAAGTCACACTGGGATTTAGAACGGGCTTTAACAACACCTGTAGGCAAACCAAGAGGGAAAAGCGCCAATGGATAAGGAAGTTTGGGAAAAATTGAAGTCTACCATAGGTCACCTGAAGGAACTTGACCTGCCAACTACCGGATGGGAGCTGTCAGATGTAATTGACTTGAAGGATGATGATTGGGACTGTGATTACGAAGACTGTGAATTATGCGGTCACGAAATCAGATATGTTCATGTTATGACTAATGAGAAATTCGGAGTTGATGATTTACGTGTCGGATGCGTGTGTGCTGCCAATATGGAGGCTCTTGGTAAAGAGATTGAGTATTCAGTCATTCTTGATAAACACCGCCAAAAAGAGCAGTTATTACGTGATAGAGCTTACTTCATGAATCTGAAATTTAAACATAGCGGACCGATGAAACTATATCTTGAATACAAAGGATATACAGCATTTGTAGTGAACGATTCTTTTGGTCGTAACAACAAAGGATATTACATCAAACGTAAAGATCATATTGTATGCGGTCTGAAATGGATTGATGAGTTCGGAAACAAGCTGTTTACAGAACTTGCCATAAAGAAAGCTATATACAGTGCATTACTGCAATTATTGAGAGTGTAAATAAAAGTCAAATGACCTACTTTGACAACCAATGGAACGATGAAGAGCAGGACTTCTACGAGTACGACAGCGAACCAGAAGATACAGTCAATCTGCCACGTTATGACAATGTAGCAGATGATTTGGATGCCGGAGATATTCCGGAAGCGGAACAGAATGATAAGTAATAGAGGTTTAATAATGGCAAAAAGCATACCAATAACCATAAATGGTATTACATATCCATCTATTCTACAAGCCGCAATAGCTTTAGAGATGCCACGGGACACTCTCTATTACAGGCTTAAATATTGGAAATTGACACCGGATGATGTGGCAAATTTGCCAAGAAGAAAGTACAGCTACAAACATAGACCTACAACTCAATTTCGCAAAAGATGGTTGTTTGATGGTCAGAAATATACCACTGCTGAAGCTGCTGCATTCCTCGGAATGGAACGACGTAAATTATACGCAATCTTTAACGACACTGAGCACGATCTGATAGGGACTAAACGAAGAGGTAAGTAATGGAATTTAAGTTAGAAGGGTTTCTAAAAAAGCATAACAAAGGCTGTAACTGTAACTTCCGCAAAACAATAACTGATCATTTCGGTAATGTATTCAGCTCTATTCGAAGAATGCTCGAGTTTTACAAGATTAATCCAGGTAGGTATTACTACTTTAAGTCTAGATATACCTACCTTGAACCGGCAGAGATACTGCAGAAAATTTTAGAAAAACGAAAGGAGAAAGACAATGGCAAAAAGACTCCTACTCACACCTAGAGATGTAATGGAGATTCTCGGAATTGAAAAAGGACTCTTTCACAAGATAATGAAGCAGAATCAGATCCCATACATGACCTTGTATGATTCACCGAAGAATCCACGAAAATATTTCAGACAACAGGACATTATTGAATTTATCAAGAAAAGGACGGAATTAAGCGATGAAGAAATTCGACAACGGTATTTATGCAGATATTAGCAATGAAGATTATCACGCTTCCATGGGGATCAGTAAGTCCCTTCTGGATGCAATGAACAAGGGTGCTGCTTACTTTGTTTTTGAGCACAACGCTCCGAGATTTGAGAGTCTGTCACTCGGTTTAGGAACTTTGGTGCACTGCCTTCTGCTGGAACCAAAGGAATACGAAAACCGTTATCTGATTGCTCCGGAGTGCGACCGCAGAACAAAAGAGGGTAAGGCTACCTGGGAAGGGTTCCAGAACGCTAATGACGGGTCAAAAAAGATTGTATCTGCAAAGGATGACAGCATTGCTCATTCGATTGCCGAGTGTGCAATGGCTCATCCGTTAATCAGTAAATATCTGCAGGATCAAGATGGCAAAGCGGAGGTGTCTATCTACTTCACAGATCCTACAACTGACTTGCAGTGCAAGATAAGACCGGATTGGCTGATTGTCAGAGAAAAGGACGGCAGAAAGAAAATTATCTGTATTGACGTGAAGACAACCTCAGACTTCGGCAATTTTGCGTCAAGCGTGTGGAATTACCGCTATCACGTTCAGCAGGAGTTCTACAGACACGGTTTAAGCATAGCCTACAACGTACCGCTGTCAGATGTTGAATTCTACTTTGCTGTGGTATCAACGTCACAGAGCGGTGCTGTATATCCATGTGATTTCTTTGACCTTGCAGATCCTTATCAGTCAAAAGGTGAAGCTGAATACAAACGTAATCTGCTGCAGTGCAAAGAGTTTAAGGATTCCAAAGTGCTGAAACCGTCAGTGCTTGAGATGCCTGAATGGCAACTTAGGATCTGTGAAAAGGATTTAGAAGAACACAATAACTCAATCCTCTAGGAGTACAAAATGCTAGACATAAAGAATATAAATCAGGTGACCAGGGCGCACGGAGTAAAGATTGCGCTCTACGGTGACAGCGGCATAGGCAAGACAGTATTGGCTACCACATGCAGAAATCCGTTGCTCGTAAGTTCCGAAAAAGGAACAACCTCAATCAATCAGAAAGTGCTGAGTTATTATCCGAATGATGAGATAGTTGCTCACAATGTTCAGAATATGGCAGTGCTTGAGATAGAGAATGTAGCCAATAACGGCACTTTAACAGAAGAGCAGATCAGTGCGCCAATCAAAAAGCTGGTTGAACTGCTGAACTTTCTGAAGACTGACAACACCTTTGAAACGGTAATCTTTGACAGTTTCACTGAGATTGCAGAGATCCTCCTGGCTATCTACGTGACTCAGGTAAAAGACAATAGGAAGGCTTATGTAACACTGAATGAAAAGCTGAACAATTTCATTAAGGCTTGTTTGGATTTACCTCAAAATATCGTGTTTATCTGTCAGTTGAATGAAGCAACGGATGAAAACGGCAACGTTTCAAAAATCCGTCCGAGCCTTCCAGGGAAAAGACTTCTGGAGAAGCTACCATACATGGTAGATGAAGTGCTGTTATACAAATACATAACTGACGCTCAGGGTAACCGTTCAAGAGCGCTTGTAACAACTTTAGACAATGATTTCAGTAATTTTATAGCCAAGGATAGATGTGGAAATTTAGATGTTTATGAATATCCGCACCTACAAAATATCATCAACAAAATAAGAGGTTTTTAATAATGAACCAGGAATATAATTTAGATTTTGCAGCATATAACGACGTAGCACCGGCAGAAGCAACAGGTGATTTTGCCTTGATTCCAAAGGGTGATTATCCGGCAAGAGTTGATAACATTACTTCCATGATCACTCAGGGCGGCACTCCGTACATTCACATTGAATATACCATCGTGTCAGGAGAGTACGCTAAGCGCAAAGTATTCAGCGACTTGTGGATGTCACAGAACGCAGTTCCATACACCAAGGCTAACCTTGCGTGTCTGCTGCAGGCTTGCGGTTTAGATCCGAGAATCTTTGGAACCAATAACTGCCGCAACCACACACAACTTGCAAATCTTGTACGTGATAAGGTGTTCTCGCTCGGAGTAATGATTAAGAAAGGCGGCAAGAAAGAGGACGGCTCACTGTATGATGATAAAAACGACGTGAACTATCGTGATGTAAGACCTTTAGCCAGAACTCAAGCGTCAACGATTCCGCAGCAGACTGTTAAGCAGGCAGTACAGCCTCCGGTTCAACCGTCGTATGGCTATGCTCCGCAGAATCCTCAGCCGCCAATGCCGCAGAGACCGGTTGCTCCGATGCAACAACCTCAGGCTATGGCTATGCCGAACAATGCGGCCGGTGTTTATATGCAACAGCAGATCACTCATCAGAACAAGCAGCAAGGCGCACCATATCAACAGCCGCCAATGCCGCAGATGCAGACCTTTGAGCAGGCGGCCGCAACTGCAACTGAAGACGATATACCGTTTTAAATAATTCCTTTATATTACAATGTAACCAAGGCGCACTTGTCATGTTGGTGCGCCTTTATAGGATTGTCCTATGTTACTTGATTCTTTTTCTCAGAAGGCCCTTCTGAATGCCGCAATACTTACTGAAGATAATGAGCACTTGCGGACCCTTTTCAATCGTGAATTTCTGTCGATTGAACACATTGCCGGCAGAGTAGCGGCAGAAACCAATACAAGTACACATCAGTGTCTTGATGTGATATTTACAGATGCTTTTTCATCTATAATCTTTAATCACATTCTCGGTTCTATTCATAAGAACTTCAAATACAGCCTTGCCTCGGTGATGCAGGAAGCGCAGTATTATGACACGTCAAACGGTACCAAGACACTTCCGGATATTATCGGCTATCTGGCAACGCAAGGGATTGATCCGTCTTCCTATAACAAAGACTTCTTCAAGGACCTTAAACTTAGATTCATAGATAACTGTATTGCCAATTGTGTACTGCGGATCAAAGAGCAGAACGTCAGCTTTGAATTGAGTCAGTTGAAGAAGCTTGAGAGACTGAGAAGAGATTATGAAATATCTCAGGATTTCACTCGACACGATCCAACAGTGATATCTAAAGGTGTCGAATTATACATGAATGAAGCTAGAATTGCTTCAGAAAATGACGGTCTTATCGGTATTTCTTACGGTTATAAAGATCTCGACAGGGCAACGCTCGGGATTAAAAAGAATGAGTTTATTATTGTTGCCGGTCGCCCTGGTGACGGAAAATCCACTTTACTGCTCAATATCATGCTGAGTGCTCTTGGATTCGATGTTACTCAACGTGCAGACTGTATGATTATAAGAGCACCAAAAAACGTATTATTTTTCACAATTGAAATGAGTGCTGCCGAAATCTGGCAGAGACTAATTTCTCTGATATGTCACATCAATTTACAGTGTGTACTGACCGGAAACGTAGACATGGACGATCCGAACGGAGCATACAGCCTCAGATTTAAACCGTTCATTGACTTCCTGGCTGAACATTTGAAAATCATTGATTTAGGTTCAGAAAACCTTGATGTAAGGAACATCAAAAATTACTACCTTGATTATATCGACAACGGATTCAAGGCAGACTTAATTATGGTTGACTATCTTCAACTGCTGACATTTGATGATCTGTCTTTAAAGAATCCGTCAGCACGCTTCCAGGAGATTGCTCAGGTGTCCCATTACCTTAAGCGCATGACCAAGGAATACAATATCCCTATTGTGGCTGCAGCACAGCTTAACCGTGACAGTGACAAAACAAAGGACAAAAACAACGAGAACGCACGTAAACCAAGACTGAGTGATCTGCAAGGTTCCTCAGCCATTGAACAGGACGCTAACGTCATTCTGGGACTGTGGCGCAAAGATACATATCTGCCAACTGACGACGAACAGAAGAAGAAAGAAAAAGTACCAGGAGTGCCGATTATGTATATCTGTATGCTCAAGAACAGAAGCGGTTTACTGCTTGATAATCAGGTTATTTTCCACGGTGAACAGTGTCTGTTCCAGGATGCTTCCGCAATGGATTTATCCGGAGTTGAACAGAAGAACGAAGGTAACTCAAAAAACGGTTTGTTTTACTAAGTGTCCCGTAGGTGTCCCGTGAATTTTAATTTGATTTGTAAGCTATTGATTTTACTTGATAATTTTCTTGAAAGTGGTGCCTCGGGTGAACCCCATGAAACAGTTTTTAATAATTCATAAAAGTTCATAAAAGTTCACAAAACTCTTTATTTATCACGGTTTTGACGTGATTTTATAAATTTTTCTTTTAACCTCAATTACATCGAAATTATACTAAAGTGTCCCACGGGTGTCCCATGGGATTCATGGAGATGTAAAAATGTTAACGGAAAAATATTTGAAATCCGTCAAATCAATTGACGGATCTGAGCTGCTGTTGTCTGATAGCGCTCACCTTAAATTGAGAGTCTACAAAACCTCAAGCGGCAGTCTGACCTTCACCTGGCTTTACAGATACAAAATTAAATCCAAAGTCTATAAACAACGCATAGGAATTTATCCGGATATGACACTGACAGAAGCAAGAGCAATCTGTGTTGAATTGGATGCTAAACTGCTTGAAACCAACGAACCACTGCAGCCGACTATTCAGAGGAATATCAGAAAGCCGAACTGTAACAGCGTCAAAAGCTTATTCGAGCAGTATATTGACTTCAAACGCTACGCTGTGAGAGATTCAACTCTGCATAAAATTCAGAAAGCATACAAAGCTGAAATCAGCAAACTTGATAATCTTCCTGTTAAGGATCTTGAACCGTCAATAGTTCTGAAGACAATCATCAACCGTCTGATAGAGGAAAACTCTCTTGATTATGCACGGTATATTGCCAATCTACTAAATAGATTCTGCGAATACTGCATAGATATTGGAGAACTTAAGGTTAATCGCCTGGAGCGTCTTAATCGTGCAATTCCGGCAGGCAAGGCAAGACATCAGCCATCGCTGAATTCAGATAACCTTGAAGGTGAGTTAAAGGAACTGCTTTCCATGATTAAAACAAAGCCATTGAGTTCTCAGTGTCTGTTTTTTGTAAGTCTTCTGACATTACTGCGACCTTCTGAGATTGTCGGTATTCAACTTAAGAATATAGACTTTGATAACAAGATTATTCTGATTGAGCAGACAAAGACTACTGATGGTTTTAAGGTCCCAATATCGCCACTGCTGCAGTATTGGTTGGAAACTCAAATCACGGTCCGGCCCGTTGATAATGAGTTTTTGTTTTCATCAAAAACAATCAGCGGTCATGTGTCTTCAGATTCCATGTCTAAGCTGTTGAGAGAGAATGGTTATCGTGACAAATTAGTGAGTCACGGCATCAGAAGTATTGGAAGGAATTGGATGGCATTCCATGAAGATCAAATACCTTTCTCTGTAGCAGAGATGTGTCTGACTCATGTCGTCGGAAATGAAGTGACCAGAGCATATTTCAGAACTGACCTGTTGGAAGAACGAAGAAAAGCTATGAATCTGTGGAGTGAATACATCTCAAGTCTGTAGCTTCTGGAACAACAAAATTTACTTTCATTTGTTACTCCTTAAAACGAAAACTACAAAAAAGCCTACTAGCAATAGTAGGCTTTATCTTTTGTGAAAAATCAGTGAGCAGAGTCTAGCAACCCTACGATCCTTAATTATATTACCCAGTACTTCTCGACATTTCCGATTGCATAATGCGGTTTATCGTATCTCACATTACTTGATAACTCAAAATCCAACGGTGCTAAAAGTTGAATGTGATGTGCATTAACGGCAGAGCAGTTAATTTGCTGTACAGTTCCATTGTATCTGCGAACGTAAATTACACTAACATCACTAGGCACTGAGTCGCTTGTCTGAATGATTTGGTTCGTGCTGTCATAGCTTATGATATACCCGTTAAAAGCGTTTAAATCCTGCGGTAAAGCAACGGCAATTAACGAACCATAAGTGCAGTTTAAAGCGTCAAATTCGCATTCAAAATCAATCTGTTTGCGCTGATAGATTACTTCTCTTAATCGTCTTGAACCTAGGGCAATCGCTTTCTGTGAGTCAACTACCGCTAAAACTTCGATTTTTTCGGTATTCTGCGAGTTTTGATAATTGTACACACTTGCTTCATTTGTTGCTTTGTCTATGTCAACGTAAACCTCGTCTTGTTTCCAGTTCTGCGGATTCATGTATGTAATATCGGCTTCGTCATTGTCAGTAGGGGTAACAAAGTTATACGTTATTTTTGGCTCACCAATCATGTTTGCACTTGTAAACATTTGCTCAACGTATTTATCTGCGGAACGGTAAACAGCTTTGATCCGGTTACCGTCTATAACGGGTTCTGAAAAACCAATCTGCATACATTGTTTGATTGCTTCTAATACTGTAGTTGATTTATCGAAACGGTAATCAAAGTTTAAGCCTGCATCATTCCATATCTGATCCATTAGAGTAAGGTTGCTAACGTCATAGATTGAACCAAATTTAGAACTGTCGCAAATATAGCGGATAGGAGAAGCAATAGATCTGTTTGATTCCTTGTCCTCTTCCATTGCCGCTTTCTGAACGGGAACCATTACGGTTTTCTCTGTCGGATATTGAATCTTTAAGTCTCCAACATACCATTGCCACTGATAACCGGAAGATGCCCATGTACCGCACTGTTGCCATGAAACATATTGCCCCCAAATTGACGAAATCCACGGGTTATTATCTGCGGTAAAATTGAAAATAAGATAACCGTTTAACCATACTTTGAGATAACCTCGTGTATGGTCGATTTTAACTGTACAGCTTCCGTCGTCGTTCATGTGCCATAATGGGAATAGGTAAGTTCCAACCAAAACTCCATCGCCTAAAGTTCTGTTTTTTGTATTATTAGAACCGTCGATAATTGCGGGTGCAAATAAAGCCATAAGAATATAAATGCCGCCATGCATACCACCATCCCAGTCACTAGGCACCCAAAAACCGCAAAAACCTAAATGAATACCCATACTGATACGTCCGTTTGTATCACGCTCATAATAAGAATCATCCTCAAAACAAAATTTAAGATTGAATGTGCGGATACCACTGATTGACGTGATATAGGTCGGGTTTTCCGCAATTTCACCGGCGGTTTTATCTAAATACTGAGGTGAACTTGTACAATAAATGTATGAGTAAAATTCGATTAAGGTTTGATCACGTCTTGCTTTGAATCTGTCATTTGTGAACCATACTGAGCATGGGATCATCGCTGAATTGTAATTAGGTTTGGTAGTCCAATTTTTAAAAATAACTGTCCTGCGGTGATAACCCTCGTTACCGTGTTTTTCCATGTGATCCGAAATGAAAAATCCGTCGTCCGGATCATTGTCCCAATCTTTCGGATAATAGCGGTTATTAACTATCGTATCGTAAATGTCATTGTAATCATAAATGAACGTGTCAATACCCGTGACCTTTTGCTCTTCATATACAGTAGTTTTGAAATCTTTTAAACTTCCTAATTTACGAGTCCATAAAGTTGAAATCTGATTGTCTGATAGTTCGGCTAAAGACTCTGAACCCCTAACCGTAATTGCAATAACGGTAACATCCGGATAATAAGCATCATCCGATATTAAGCATTTTAAGCCATTCCACATGAACGTTTGCATTACTTGGCTACTGGTAGTGTAATCAGACAGATTAGTTACGCGGAACTCATACGCATTGTTATTATTACCAACATCTACTGTGATAGTTTCTCCGAATGCGTCCGGAGAACTACGTGTATAGACTTTAGTCATGCTCTGCGGTGTATCGGCAGATCCTGCAATTCTCCATTCGAGCAGAATTGTAGCGGTCCGGCTTTCATAATCGCCTTTGTCGCTCATAGAATACAAACCACTAGGGAATGAAAAATCAATCTCATAATAACGGCTTGTTGCACCAATCGGACATGCTCTGTAGTATCCGGCAATATTTGATTTAGCATTGCTTGTTGAACGACTTGTATCAACGAGTTCTAGCAGTCCTCCCGACGTTCTATTGTGACTGAATCCACCCCAACCAACGGTATTTGTATATGAGATACCGTTCTTATCAACTGCTAAAACTGTGAATGTGTTACCGTTTGCGGCTATAATCTCATAGTAACCGTTATCTAAAACGTGAGTGCTGTTTAAATCTGCATCGTTATAGACAAAGTTCTTGAATGTAAGAACGGCAGTAACAGTATAACCGTTAATTAGTGAGATAGCTGTCAACGATACATCAATGAACTTGCCTTTATCTGTTGATGTTCCGTAATTCTGAAAACTTACATTATAGGTATTCTGAATAGTTGAAGATCCGTTAGTTTGAGTAATTGATAGAGTACATCTCCACCCAATAGCCTTTTCTAAATTCTGCGGATAATTTGAAACATAGCAACGAATTGAGTTTTGGATTGTTTCAACGGCAGATACGTTTATGGCTCTGTCCTGCCCGTTCAAATTGTACAGTCTGATAATATCACCGGATACTAACTCATGACCACTAGACATAGTTAAATTTAAGCCGTTAAGGGTAAAGGTTTCAGATATTAACTCACCGCGTTTTCTGCTGTTACTGTCTGTTGCCGGAACCTCTTTACCTGCACTTGTAACCTCGGTTGAATTAAACCAACATCTATGCGCATCATGTGACGAAATGTCAGTGTTCGGATCTGCGACTAAAACATCAATATCACTTCCGACATACGACGAAATCGGGGTGCTTCCAATGTACATTGTATTCAGTGACCAGTCATAATAGCCAACACCTTGACAGAGTAACATAGACAGATAGCGAACATTATCTTTGTAAAAATAATGTTTGTCTGAGATGTAATCGGGAAACGCTTTAACCAAACCGAACTGCTCCGGTATCGGATCTTCCAACTTCGCCTTGTTTCCCTGCGCGTTTGGATCGTAAATACTTGAACCGCTTTCTTGATTCTTGTCGTTTGTTTTCAGCTTTTTCAGCATAACCATTGTATAGACTGCAACAGCTAACGCGATGATGATCATAGCGATACTAAAAAAATCCTGCGGTTTGATAACGAATTTTAAACACTTTGTTTTGCTCAGTTTGAATACCGCCCATATTTCAGATGGTACTTCCTGCCCATCTGAATATACGGTTACATTGTCTTTTAGATTCTGTAAATTTAATCTCTGTAATGAGTGTTCTAAAAGTTCTAAAACGGTAAGGTTTGTTTGTTCAACTTCAAAATCTCTTAGCGGATTGTTTAAATCAATACAGTTATAAATTTTAACTCTCATAGAACAACCTCATTTTTTCATGCCTAAAAATTCTCATGCAAGGGTTTGATTTAAAAGGCTCAAAACAGCTTCCTTTTTTGCTATCTGTATGCAGAATATGACCGTAAATGTATATACCCACATGAACTAAAACAGAGTGCTTAAAATAGCAAATAACATCAAAATCTCGCGGTGTTTTAACCTCGGTAAATGAACCCTTTATTTTATCGTAACCGACTGTCATTGTGTTTTTCTGACAGTCAGTGCATAAGTCTAGTTCGATGTTTAATTCATTCTGATACACATAGCAAACCAACCCCCAACAATCCAAATGTGGGTAAATTCTGCCGTTCGGGGTATGAATATTACGTAAATACTTTTCGATGTTAGCAGACATAACGCAACCCCTTAAACTGTTTAGCTGTATAGCGTTTGTACGGGAATTTAGCATTAAGGGTATCATGCCATCCTGCCGTGATTGTTGCACCTTTGGTTGTAATTTGGCAACTCGTAACAAACAGCTTTAACGTGTAGATAGGTGAAACTGCGGTATCGCCGTCATACTCTCTTGATGTATCAAAAGGTAGATATTCTAACAATGTAAGATAACATGGAACAGCACCGGACATAACAGTATTGCACAATTCCATAACTTCACCGCTTATAGAACCTACTCCAAAAGACAGTGCGCTTCCCGATTGATTTGTTCTTTCCGGCAGATTGATTTGAATACCGGAACTTTGAAATTCTTGCAACTCGCCTTGATCGTCTCTTGCCACAAAATCGTGATAGCTTTGAGCAAAACAAATAGGTTTACTTAAACTCTCACAATCAATCTTGATAGCCATTACGGGTGCATCTGTTCCCTGCGCGTTTACAATGGCAAGTTCCGTAAAATTAGGTTCGGGGTTTTTCTCCGGTAAAACATCATTTGCAAGTGTGATGTAATTTTTGTAAAAGTTTTTAGGTAATTCAAAAGTACCGTTGTACTTTCTTCCCCTAGTAATGCACATCTCCGACATATACCATTGCAAACCGGAGGATTGTGTCATAAACGTAAACCATTCACCCGTAAATGTAAAAGTTGATGTATTTGCATATTCTTGATGCCATGTTTTAATCTGTTCACCATCGACATATAAAACAAAATCCACACATAGCTTGTTATCCCAGTCATAGAACGAAATCTCATTTGCTATATGGTGCCACCCTTGCGCGCTCCAACCATTACCGATGATCATTCTTGCAAGCCACGGTAACCTCTCACCTGCATAATAAATAGGTTGTTTGTAATTGCTACCACTTCCTATTATCCAGTTCATAGCCGAACCATCAGATTTACGACCTCCGTCCTCGTAACCACCTAAAGATAAATCACCCCCATTAATTGCGCTTCCGGTTTGCGGTATGCAATGGGAGGTGTTAAAAATACTGCTGAACAGTGCTAATCCCTGCCAAAATGAACCGTAATCGTTTGCAGTAGGTGTGTAGATAGTCCATTCAAAAGTTAGGTCAACGGGTTTTGTTGCACCACTCCAAAAGGAATTGTCAAAAAACGGTGGGTAAGCATAGTAATCATAATATGCACCGCTTGAACCATTAACCCTAACTCCACCTACAACTGATACACCATCGACTTCTAAATGTTCTGCATAATACGGATCATTTATAGCATTTTCGGCAATCAGAGTGCCTTTTAATACATTCAATTTACCGTCTGCAAAGTTCATAAGGAATAAGGTATCATCATCAACTGCGCCCCGTGTTCCATAAACAACATCTGCGCTTACTTTGATTGTTTTTGATAAGGTAATCTGTCCGTCTGCGGTTGTAACATCACACGTATAGATAGTTGTTGTTGTAGGTTCAACTATGATGCTTGCAGTAGTTTCATCGTTTGACCATAAATAAGAAACAGCGGAACCGTTAACCGTTAGTTGAACTGAATCGCCTGCGGTTATTTGTTCGGAACTTGCAGTAATGTATGGTGCTACGGATAGTTCGGTTAATTTAACATATTGTAAAAAATGATCTCCGTTATCTGTTCTTGTAATTGTGGCAATGTTTAGCTTACCTTGTAACAAACATTTTTCGTCTGTATCGTCATAGGTGTAAACTAAATTATTGTCTATATAGCAGTAAAGATTAGTTCCCTCGCGTCTGAGTTTGTATTTGTGATAGTCAGTACTGTAAAACCAATTTCCGATTGTATAGCTAGTTCCGTCAACCGATAATTGATACTCACTAAAACTCACGGTTTCATTAATTTTAATCGGAATTGCTTGATAGCGATTAACAAATTCAATCTCAATTTCATACTCTTTGATAGTTCGTGATTTACGGGAAACAAAACATAAATCTGTACGTCGATTTACATTACATAGCAATACATATTTATTTGGCTTACGCTCTGAATATATTGCAGTCTCCGGAATAATTAAAGTATTAATCGGAGACAATATCCAGTCTGACTCGTCTGCCGTGTTATTAAAACTCTGATTTGAAAAATCTATATCGAACAATACTCTAGGCATAGTATTCGCTCCATGCTTGATCAAATTCCACGTTATCAACGTCTAAAGTCATGCTGATTTTGTAACATGCACCTATGTTATTACGGAAATTAAGGGATTCTGTAATCTGTCCGTTTTGAATCCGTACTTTTCGGGCAATTATCGGATCTGTAGTTTCTAATCTGTCATTCAGAATAGGTGCAATAAACCAATCGCAACCGTGATTAATGCTGTTTTCGTAAAAATTTAACCACGTCTGATAGTCAGTGATGTTATTGAACTGTAGGTTAACTGACAGTGTGTGCGGTGCATCGACTGATAGCAAACGCTGTCTTACGGTTCCGTTCGTCATGGTAGTACGAATTACCGACGGTGAACGTTTAAGACTGTAAGAATTTTGTAAAAACTTTGGTAATGTGTTTGGGTAAAAATTCATTTTAATATCCTTGTCTTGCCAATCCGTAAGTACCACTCATAGCATTTGCAACCGCGCCACCGTTACGAATATTTGAAACGATAACATCAATAATTGTCTGAGTATCATCGTCAGTCCTTTGATTCACTTGTCCTGCCCGTGAAGCGTCTTCTATCAGATTTACTTGAACGTTTGATTGACCGGCATTGGAAAGCAAATCAGCAGTATCTTTTCTGCTAGTAACAGTTGCCGGACCCTGTATGAGTTCCGGACCATACTCACCGACAATTCCCAGAGCGCCGGATGCAATCTTTCCGCCTTTATCGTGCATAGTCACACCTTTCAGCTGACTCAGAATCTGTGTCGTCATGGCAATCGCCTGGCCATAAGCGGCAATACCGGCAGGGAAGAACGGTTGAGTAGTGAGAGCAGAAGACCACGCAACAATAGCATTGGCTGTAGCAGAAGCTACGGCAAAGCCTTTCTGCAGCGCAAATGCGGCCTTGTATGCTCCGGAGTTTTCGTTGAGTCCTGTAGTAAGGTTCTGGAATCCGGTGGCTACCTGTCCGAGTGCGTCAGCAGTTTCTTTGTAAGGTTTGGCCCACTCATCATGTTTAGCTTTACGCTTCTTGTCCTGGTATTCACCGTCCTTTTTGTAATACTCTTCCCGAAGTGCAGCTAAAGCTTCCTGATATGCAGTCTCGCTAATCAGTTCCTGATCGTGATACTGCTGCAGCATTTCAAGCTTCTGCTGATATTGATTCTGTAACCTTACCAACTCACCATCGCCATTCAGTGTCTGCATGAAATCGTAGGTTTCCTGATTAAGTGCTTTTCTGGCATCAAGATACTGTTTTTCGATAGCAAGTTTGACAGCGTTGTACTCCTCTTCAGAAACATTACGGTTCTCAGCATACATTTTATTGAGTTCCAGAAGTCTCTTCTGATACTGATATTCGATCTGTTCGGACTTTGACAAAGTTCTAGCCTGGTCATCAAGGAAGCGCTGATAATATGCAGACCAGGTATCTTTCCATACCAATGCGGAAGACTTACCACCTTTGCCGCCTTTATCTCCTTTATCGTTGCCGATGGTAGTACCGCCGGTGAGATTAGTAGGTGCGTTCTCTGTAGTTCCGGTTAATTCAGATGCGGTTGTAATCTTATGGTTACGTGATGCGGCTATACCTTTGGCAACCTTGTCATAATACTCATTGATCTCTTTATTGATTCTCTGTGCTGTTTTAAATTCTGTTGATATAAAGTCTTGTAATCGGTATCTCCGGCGAACATTCCGGCGCGGAGAAATCTGACTAAATCTCTGTCGGTTACAGTTGCAGAGCCGGACTGTCTGATGAGTTCAGCACGGGCCTTTTCATACTCTCCTTTCTGCTTTGCAATAGTAAGCAGAGCATTATCTGCAGAACTGCGTGCAAGTACCTCTCTTGTTGTTCCGTGAGTAATCTCAGCCATCTGAGAGCCGATAGCAGAGGTGAAGCTGGTCCATGCTCCGAAAGCACGCTGTACATAACCGATAAATTCTCTGATAACAAGACCGACAAAAGACAACCAATTACCGAAAGAGGAAATCTGCGCCTTTACAGCGTTTTCGCATGAATCACTCATGCTGTTCATTGCTTCCAGGAAGCTGTCAGACAGATCTCCGAACAGACCTTTGATTGATTCTGTTACCGAAGTGAATAGATCTCCTATACCGTTGATGGCACTAGAGATTGTGTCACTCTTGAGCATCTGTGTAAATTTATCCAGGGCAGATGTTACAAGATTCAATCCCTCAATGGTAACTTTGGAAAGACCGGAATCACCTAACTGTCTCCACATGTCGCCCCATGCTTCAGAAACACGCTTGGTTGCTCCGGTTACACCTTCCATTTCCGGTTTTAAGGTGTCTGCAAACTGTGAGTTTGCAAGCTTGTTCATGTAATTCTGAAGCTCTGCGGTATCAGCTTTGATAGTCTCGGTAACACCTTTATATGTAAGCTTGATTTTGTCGCCTTCCTGAACAGCTGTAATACCTAGCTGTTTAAGACCGCGAAGCTGTCCCATTGATGCGCTGGTAAGTGCCTGAGCAACAGAAGTGAATGATTGTCCGGTGCCACGTGCAATTTCGGCAAGTGCTTTGATAGACTGTGCAGATGTATCAAGGCCGTTCTTGCCAAGCGTGAGTGCTGCCTGAGTGATTTCATCGAATGACTGAGGAACGGTGCGGCTTAAATCGTTTAATTCTGCAAATTTAACCTTTGCTCCGTCAACTCCGTCTGTAATTGCCTGTAATGCACCAATAGATCTCTCGGTCTGCTGTAAAGTCTCGTTGATGTTGCGTAAAGCTGAGCTGATCAGCTGAAAACCAAGCAGAGTTGATACATTGGCTACAGCTGTTCTAAACGAATTACGCCAATTATTAACTGCGTTTTCCATGTTATGAAAAACTGTAGTTACATTGTGGTTCATCTGCGATATGTTGCGCTCAAAACGATTAAAGGAGTTGTTTGCCCCGTTTACACTCGTTTTGATACTGTTAAATTCTCTATTAACAGTTTGAGAGAACTGTCGCATATTAGCAGTTGCTTGACCTGTACCAACTTGAACGTTTGCACCGATAAGGATATTAGCCATATCTTAACCTCTGCTTGTTTTATCTATAATTTTATTTTTCTTGGAGCTGAGCATTGTCTTTAACAGCTCAATATTGCTTTCAACAGTTTTGTCTTCCGGTTGCGGTCGTTTCTCCGGATGGTAGATGTAATACTCTTCTGTGAATACCTGCTGCCATATTGAAAGTTCTGACGCGGGCAGTTCGAGTGCTGCGGAATATGGCATGTGAAGCTCACGTGCCACTCTGATGCACAGACACTCAATTCCACCCGCTTTTATCAGTTTTTTGCCGCATCTCCGGATATGTCAGCAGTCTTGTAGATCTGATCTACCAACTCGTTTAAAACAGTAGGAGACAGATTATCAGCTACTGCTTTGTAGTCTTCAGCTGACTGTAGCAAATTTCCGTTCTCATCACAGTTGCATATACACAGCAGATAAGCCATCTTCTCAAAGTCGTTGAGTTTGGATAACTCTCCCTGCGTATCTAAACATCTGTTTCTGAAATCAGCCAATGCACTGCCGGATAATTCTTTCAGATAAAACGGCTCCGAAAAGCCGTTAATCTGAACCTTTTTGATTTTAAGAAATGATTTGGTTAAAAGGTTCATGTTGATCTCCTATTAAGGGTTGCTTCCCTGCTGTCCTTGCTGTCCCTGCTGTGTATCAGTTCCCTGGGAAGCTTCAGCGGCTACAGTTGAGAAAGTGGTATCACCGGATACGCGCAGATTGATCTTGCCCTTAACTCCGTCCTCATTTCCGGCACCAACGACTGCATAACCGTTCAGAGCGGCATCAAATACTGCCTGAGTGTTGTTCGGCCATACAATCTTGATAGTGACAGAAGTTCCGGCCTGAGCCTTGGAAATCAGATCTGCCTGAGCTGTATCTGCGTTGTAGCGATAGAATGTAAACTCAAGTTCAGATGTGTCCTTCATGCCTGGAATGTAAGTCTTAACAGTATCGGCAAGTGTGGTATCTTCAACGAATGAACCAGAAGTACCAATATCGCCAATTTCGGTAAGACCGTTCCAGAGCGCATAAGTTTCATCTGCTGCATCAAGTGCCTTGTAGTAAACCAATGTACCTGCTGTTAAAGTTGCGTTTTGATGTTCGTATGACATTTTTGTGTTTCCTTCTTTTATTTGAGATTTTTAATTTCTGAAATTACCGCTTTGACATCTTCCTCAAGATAATGTCTTACAGTGTTTTCATTATCCTTCCATGATTTTGTGAACCACGGTTTTTTGATTTCTGTTCCGGAACCCCTCGGATGAAATCCGTACTCTAGCCAGATGCCGCCGTAAGTTGACGGTCTCGGTTTATACCTTATGCCGGATTTCTTTATACCCTTGTAGAACCTTGCGTTTGATTTGGTTAAATACGGCTTTGGATTCTTGATTCCGATTGAAAAATACTGCCATTGCTTGTTTCGGCTTACACTGAACTTTGACTTTAAGGACCGCTTTAAATAGCCGGTTCTTTTTCTCACTCCGCTGAGATTCGACTTTTGCGCTCTGAGAATTGTCTGCGAAGATCTCTTGAGTGCCGACCTTACAAACTTTCTTCTGCACTTCTTCGGAACTTCTTCAAGTTCCTTTGCAAACTCAGTGAAATGATCTAATCCGTCAATACTGATAAATTTATTGTCAGTTGCCATTAGCCGGTTCTCTGTTGATGTATGCCTTAACCTGTATTCTGTTGCTATACAACGTATCCTCATAAGGATTGAATTCTATATCTGAAAAATCAGTGATATAAAATCGCTGAAATCCTGAGTCGTTATGAAGCAACTGCAGAGCATTGATTAGTGCTTCGCTCAGTTCGTCACAAACTGCTCTTGTTTTCCCGACTGCAAAGCAATCAAAGATTATTGATTCAACTCCAAAACCGCCGCTGATTAACCGCTCCTGGTTAATCTGAGCAATATTAAATGCAACACCCTTGGTTACCGTGTCGGTTGAAAAATCGTTGTCTACAACAACTGTGCTGTCAAAGATGTTTGTCAGAACAGTCTTAAACGCTGTTCTATAAGTCTGTATTGACAGTGTCATATCTGCTCCTATGTGGTTTTGAAGTTATCCTGATTACGGTGTGAAAACTGAATTGTTAAGTAGATTTCGTTCTGCTGTTTATTTGCGTTCAACTGCAGAATTTCATATATACAGCTTTTCCAACTCACTAACAGCGATGGACTGATGCCGGTTGCATACCGCATTTTGACTGTATAGCTGTCCAAAACCATCTCAGCGCCGTTTCTGATTTGCTCCCTGGCTGTAATCGGCAGCACACTTGCATGTACGGTTGTAACTGTCGATAAATCCTTGTTCAGAAAGGTAATCAGTTCTGTTAATCTGCCGCTCTCTATCGTCATAAGCCTTCATCCTCTCTGAAGTACAGAATGTAAGGATCTAACAGATTCTTGTAATAGGTCGTTAAGGTGTTGTTTACAACCGAGTGCATCTCACGATGGTTGTACATATCACCGGTTAATACAAGTATGTACTGCTTGACTGTCTGCGGTACTTCGTCTGAAACAACTGCCAATGCTTTCGGATCTGATCTGTACATTATCTCCCGCTGCAGAATATGCTCAGCCTGCTGTGTCGAAGCTAGAATATACTGCTGAAGAATACTGTCATCAGCGTCAGTATCTATTCTGAGATGTGCTTTGGCTTCAGCTACAGTGACCGGAAGCTCTACAGGTAAATTATCTAAATAGCTCATTTTGATTTCCTTTCAGAATTAAAAAAGGGATTCATTTCTGAACCCCTTGTACACTGCTTACGATTTCTTCATAAAAAGGAAATTGCTATTCGCTTAATGCCCAGTTGCCGCCGGCAATGGCTGCAGGAGAATCTACAACGAGTGCCAGGCGACGCTCTGCACGGATGGTAAACAAGTTCTTGGTGAAGTCATCCTGCTCACGATCAATTTCAATCGCTACTTCCTGACGGTCGTAGATTGTTGCACCTAAGCCGAAGTCAGCCATTAAGAACTTACCGGAAGTCATTGCAGAGGTGGTAATTACTTTCAGACCCCACAATGTCTTTTCAGCAACGGTAGCAGGTCCACCAAGCAGATAACGCTTCTGTGTATCCTTCAACAGAGCAAGCGCTGCCCAATCTGCCGGATTGAGTACCAGGTAACGAGGAGCATAGGCAAGTTCTTCAAGTTTGGTCTTGATTAACAGCGCAAAATCAATCAGAGTAGCGCCGGTTGGAACGGTTACTGCTGATGAGTAATCAGTATAGTTACCGCTGTTTAACAGACCGCTCAGAGAATTGCCACCCTGACCAACAACGAGTTCACGATCTACCTTGTACTGCAGACCATATAACATCTTGGCATTGATGAATGCAGAAACTGCCGGTGCATCTGCTGCCAGCTGTTCTGTAATCTTGGTCCAATGTGCAAGAGTTGCTACAGTTGCAGTCTTCAGTGCGAATGCAAAGGTTGTTTCAGGCTTTGCAGCACCTTCAGCAACACCTGCCGCACCGTTGGAGAAGGTCTTGTTTTCTACGTAATTGATTGCACCGCTTGATACAGGAACGTGCGGGATCAATCCTTCAATCAGTAAAGGCTGTTCCGGAGCTGAAACAATACCGCCTACAAGATACGGAGCCGCTACAGTGTTGCGGGTGATAGAGTCACCAACAGCAACAGTTGTAGTTGTTGGTGTAGGTCCGGTCTTGGTTGAGATAATCTCTCTTGCGCCGCGAACGGAACGAACATCCTGAGCAAGATTCTGGAATGACTTGGTTGCAGTGAACTTATCACCGATGGATGAAGTTTCTGCACTCTTCTGAGATTCAATCTGCTGTGATGCAGTCTGCTGCATAGCCGCTAATTCCTTAGACAGCTCAAGCTGTTTGTCACCCAGGGATTTAATTTCAGACTTAATTGCATTGATTGAAGCGGTGTTGTCGTTTGATACCTGATCTAACTTCTGACCAACTTTGTCCAGGTTGTCTAAAACTGATTTTAATTCTTCTGACATAATGAGTTCTCCTAAAGTTTAAAAGTTGTCTTAATCTTTTCGTTAATCGTATTAAGTTCACTCTTTGAAACTTCAGAATCACTCTGAATTTGGTTCTTGGTGAAAGATTTAATGGCACCGATTATTGCCACTGAATCTGATTTAGAGAAGTTACCCACATCACGCAGTAATCTCTCTACATCTTTGATTGAATTATAACCCGATAGTTCCGATTTTACATCATAAATTGTCGCGTTTTTATCTGCCGGAAAGGTACAAATTGAAATTTCTGTTAAATCACGCACATTTTTGATGTGATTGATCTTCTGTTCATCAACCTCAATGTCTTCCTCTTCCATCATTATGCACACGGAAAGACCGTCAATTGAGCCGAATTTGAGCGCTTGGTAGACTTCTTCTCCCTGGGAAATTGCTCTGTTGATCTGTCCTTTAACATGAAGACCGTGATTATCTACAGTCAATTCAAGCCAATTACCGATTGGAACGCACCACTGAGCATGATTGAAAAACATCTTAGGCATTGGCAGTTTGCCGTCAGTGATTGCCTTGACAACGTAATTATACGCAGTGCGTTCAATAGAGTCGTTATAACAGTCTACACCGTCAAATACGGATGCATACCCCTGAATAATACCGTCTTCATTGATTGTGAATGAACCGGCTGTTAATTTAAGTTTCTTCATCTGCAATTCTCCTTGATTATTGTGCGATTGGACTTGTACTGAGTGGAGTCTGTGACTGATTGCCGCTCTGTGTTCCAAGCTGTGACACCGGCATTAAGTTTGTCTGTGCTGTTAACTCATCCGCTCCTTCAATGTCTTCCCAACCTTCCT